TAATATTCCAGGCTCGAATCCAACGTCGTGAATGTTATGTGTGAATGAATGAAAATTATACTAATTTTTATTAATTTATTTTGTGTAAAATGCGTAACGCTGGACGAGTAACGAAGACAGAGCGAGTCACAGTGGGTACGAGGCTATGCATTGGAGCGACAAGGATGGAGCTACGACGTAAACAAGCTAGTATCGAAGAGTACCGAAGTGACGAGGCACCGAGCGGCGTAAACACCCGAGAGGCCTGGATACCGATCGACGCTGCAGTGCCGCTATTTTCCAATACGACGATCAACATCGATGACAGTTGGTTAGTCAGTACTGCAGGAGCAGAGGTGACTAAAAACTGTCGTGAAGGTCCGTTGACTGTTATACGGACCTAGATCAACTATCGACGGGGATCAATTCCAATGGAAATGAAGACTAGCGCCGCCAACTTTAACGAAGGAAGAAGTGGGTACTTCTCCATGAAGAAGACGATTCGAGGCTGGACTGTCGACGGAAACGGACGCGCTTTTGCGCGCTCCGCAACCTAAAATTAATTTCGAAGTATTGTCGCGAGTTGTTAATTTGAAATTAATTGTAATTTGTATTGAGTATTTATTTTCTAAATTCATGATTTATTTGAGTCGACCGCTCGAAGCTTTCCAAGCTGCTAAGATGTGGACGACGCTCAATTTCTTGGTAAGCCGACGTTCTTGTTCAGTGTTGAATCCAGCGTTTAGAGTCCACGTTGTGATTTTGTAACATATTTTAATTAACAAAATAATACGCGAGGATTCAACGCTTTACGGTTATTTTTTTTTGTGATACTATTATTACATAGTGTGATTGCTGATGTATGACTGCGAGTGTAAGAATTGAAGTTGAGATAACGACGTTTATTAATTTTAATTTTGTTAAAATTAAACGTAAATTTAATTTACGACGTTTTATTAATTTTTGTTAAAAATTAATATCGACCGCCGACGTATATTTTGTTAAATAAATTGTTATTTTTTTTTATTTAATTCTCCCGAATTTATTTCAAGTAATTTTAAGCCTTTCGTTTATTTTGCTATCCTATTTTTTTAACGACGAGTATTTCAGCATGGCCCGCCGCCCTGAAGAAGAGGTAATAGCTAGCCGAAGTCGAAGCAGTAATTAGTTGGAGATCATTCTCCTGGCGCCCTTTTATTAATGATAATTTTTTTTAGTAAGCCAAATTTTAATATAAACGGTGAGCCTGGCTTGGTAAATCCCCGGGTCAGGCGAAATCCCGTTATAACTCTTATGCTCTATTATTCATCTATGTGTTTGTATATACGTAAGCGCATTTACGCATAGACAAAGACATACATTTGTACTGTCTACATTAATTTATTTATTAAAATCGTATAAATAAATATGTACTCGAATCTAACATTTCTTACGTTTTCTTGAATTTAATTATTTATTTGTAGAAATATGTCTGTTTTGTCGTTTTATAATTTTGTTGTATTATTTTAGAATTTAATTGTTTAATATTTGTTTATTTTTAATTATTTAACTTTCAAGTTCTATTTTTTTATTTCTTTTTCATTTCATATTTAATTTTGTTGTCTAAAAATTATTTCAGAAAGTGCAATATTAAAATTTATTTCAATATTTTTCTCAACACTAAAATTCTGTCATTAAGTTATTCTAAAATCTTTCGGTTTAAAATAAATCTTTTATCTTATGTTCTTTATCATTACTTAAGTATTTCTTATTTTAAGTATAAGTGAGTTTGCTTACGTATAACAAAACTCCCATTTATCTATTTAATCTCTTTAAAATACCTGGGCCCTCAGACTAATTACGGGAATTTCCCTGGGCCTTTTGCAAAAATCGAACAAGACACTTAATGACCGCACTCAAATTATCTTTAACAATCGTTAAAAACGAAATAAAATTATACTCGATTTTTATAGTTAATAAATATGTAAAGAAAAATTTCTTTACATAACAATCTCAGGATCTCAACAAATGAAACAAGATCAAAAACCTTGAAATCGCTCAGGTAGTTTCGGAATTTAGACCGCGCGCACACTTCCACGAATTTTATTATGTTAGGATTAAAATTTTTGGAAGTGATTTTTAAAAGTGTAAACATTGAAAAAATGCAAAAAAAAAATCGGTTTTTTTGTTTAATTTACAAGTTGCTCTACTACTTTTACTAGTTCACCTATCCAAATATAGAAAAGTAACTCATTTTTATCTTAATAACTAAATTTAATCATTAAAAAATATTACTTAATTTCAAAAATACTTCTTAGAAAAATTTAAAGAAATCAATTTATTAATTCCAAACATTTTTCGATTAGTCTCGTAACTGGACCACGGCTTAGCCTTGAATTGAAAGCGATATATATAAAATTGAAAGCTTAACTTCAAAAGAAAGGTAGTGAACCTAAGTCTAAGATTGCCTACGGCAAGCATTCAATCGCATGAATACCAGAAATGATAGCACGTGGCGCTATCGGGACAATAGCCAACAAAGGAAAAAAAATTACCAAAGAAAAGCCTCTTAATACTCACGGTCCTTTGCCACAACAGGAACAGAAGGCTGCAGCTCGTAGTCGCATCTCTTTCATTTTTTTTAAAGTTATTTAACCGACGGAAATTCACAATAATGCACTGATTTATCTCCGCTCGTTCCGAACTCAGCACTGGCTTATTGGGAACTGAACGATCGTAATGCACCATTCCGCTGGATGAAATATTTTTGATAAGAAAAAAAAACTCAGGTACAGTCAGACGCGGCGATAGCATTTAAGTCATATATATATTTACTGGAATGGACCAAAAAAATTAAAAAATGTTACTTTATTATGATATTCATATCCAGATGCAGTATGTAAGAATTACCCATCGTTTATTCAAATAACATAGAAAAAATACATTTTAACTTGAGAGTTTTATATCTATTCATACAAGTAACTGTCTAACTACCATGATACATATATATCGCGTGCCTAATGCCAAAAGGGCGTATAAAAAGTTACACGCCCTTTTGGCTTTGCAAAGCCAAGAGGGCGTATAATTTTTTTTTTTGTGCCAATCGTTTTGTAAACATGTTCTAAGCCTAAAAATGAAAAAAAAAATTTCCAAAGCCAAAAGGCCGTAGGTCTCAAGTTATACGCCCTTTTAGCTTTAGAAAACTCAAAATTTAGTGATCTAAAGCCAAAAGGGCGTATAATTTTTAACTTCCCGTTAAGTTGTTTTTCATTCTATATATACATATTATGGATGTTAACTACAATTTTACGCAACGGAATCGGTGGTTTTAATTTTTAGGCTAGAGTAAAGCATACCTACACTCGCGCTTAAGGTATATAATTAAACAAAAATATATCTTTTATTGCAGCTTGTAACAATACTTTTCCCCAAAATTTAAACAAAATTTTACCGGAGGCGGAGATACCGGCTGGGTAGAGTATTTACGCTCGCCCTTTTTAAATATGCAATAAAAATAATAAGAGTAACCCGGAAACTCCTCAGGCTGGGTTAGTGCACGATAGGACGCCAGGTAATTTTATCTAAAAATTACCAAAATAATTCAAAATTCCAGGGGCTGCCCCGGACGATCAATCAACGATTTAAATTAATGTGAATGAAAAAGTAAGCCACAAAATAATTAAAGTTGAGATTAAGACAGAATTTACATTCAGAAATCATAAGTAATTAATCATAAAATAGTACTTTATATTAATTAGTTGAAATAGGAAGATGAGTTGCAGGAGAAGAATTTAGAAATTAATTTACATAAATAATTCATTAATGAATCAGCAAATATAAAAAAATAAACAAACAATTTATTCAAAACAAAGTTGCTTAAAACTAAATCTATATATAACTTTTTCTTCAACTTATTTACAATATTGCGTTCGAGAATAACAATAGCCGCAATGAAAAACAATAATCTTAACAATAATCAGAATATAATTTGCGTTCACAAATAATACTTGCAAAAATAATTAATGATGACGTAATATTTTAATTAAGCGATTACTGGCCAATTCAGGGACCCACACGCGGCTTTCGGGACAGGTATATATTCTATCGTGATACCCCTTACTCGCTACGGAATCAACCCGATAAATCGATAGTAAATTCAATTAAACAAAAAGAACGAAATATTTTAGCCAGGAGACAGCGGTGTACGGTTAACGAAATGGCTCAACTTGTGAGTACTCACCAGAAAAAGGAAACTCGAACAAAGGTGCCAGATCCACACTCTTACACTCTGCAGGCTACCGCGTGTCTTCCACACACCAAGCGGGCTCCCGCGTGTCTGTTCAATCTACGTCACCGTAAAACGTTCGAGGCCTCGTGTTCGATCACGAGGGCCTCTTTTGCCATTTTCCCAAATTTAATAGAACTTTGCTCGCGATCGATAATACGGGACTTCACCCGTGCGAGTAAAGGCTATGATAACAAAATCCGGTACTGTAGCAATGATTTACGGCGATACATACAAATAATAATAATAATAATAATAATAATAATAATAATAATAATAATAAATATCTGAAATAAAGGTAAAATTAATTCTCAAATTAATGCCAATAATATCAAAAATTTCAAATATAGATAATAATAATAGTAATAAGTTCTGTAAATAAATTAATAAATAAATACAAAATAATAAAATCCGAGACACACCGAGTGTGGATCTGTTACCAAATTTAGGCGCAGGGAGGGACGCACACAGGGAATAAAAACCCTGTGACAAGCTATAACAGGCAAGAAATAATTATAATTATTCGAAGTTAAAAAATACAAGAAAAAACTAATAATATCAAAATACGGAAAGTTTATTGGGGTACAATTCCTGCATATTCTCTATCTGCATCTTCTACATTTTCGTCTGAAAAAAAATAAATTTATAAAAAATATAAACATTTTAGTACGAGAAAAAATTTTCAATTCATATGCTTTTTTAATCATTGGTCTTGGGGTCTGTCCAAGATGATGAAAATTTAAAGTTACTACTATCGAAAATGTTAATTTTTTCAAAATTTTTTTTTATACAACCTTCTCCGGACAATTTTGAAGATTGTGTTTCGAAATTTTGAAAAATACTGATTTTTTTTATACGCCCTTTTGGCATGGAACCCTATCTAACTGCTGTAATACGCCCTTTTGGCATTAGGCACGCGATTGACGTTAGAGAAAATTAATTACGTCAATTTATCCGATAAACCCAAATATTTTCATAGCAATGTGACGTCTGCTGAAATCTAAAATTTTTGTTTTTCTTCTAAATAGGGTAAATGCACCAATTATTGGACGATTAAGGTTTTCTTTTTCTGTACTAAGCTATAAAAAATCTATTAACCTACTAAAAACAATTTGTAATGAATTTTATTAAAGTTAAATACTTAATTAATAATAATTAATAACTATTTATACACTGAAAAAAAGTTTAAGTCCTATTGGTATACTCTTTTTTAATGAATTGGTATTGCGAATATGATGTAAAAGAGTTTAAGTACACGGTGAGAAATTTCTGTAGAAATTTACTATGCATACATAATAAGACTGAACCTTAATGACTCAATTCAAAATATTACCATAAAAATTTAAGAATATCATATTGTACCAATCAATATTTACTAGGGACCATAGTAAATTTGACCATGTAACTGTTACATAAACATATATAAAAAATTTTCGTAAACTGACTGAACAAAAACTGTGAGTGTGCTTAAAACTTTTCATTATAGTTCCATAATGAATCTAATGAGATTGACATTCAAGAATCTAACTCTTTTCGTGTTATATACCTATAAATTATCTAAAGAATTTCGCAGTTTCTAGCTGATGCTATAAGTAGCTCAAGACGCCCAGAATGCGTGTAATAACATAATAAATCTTTCTAAAAACCGCAAAATAATTTCTGCAACATGCTCCACAGAAGCGTGAAATTAATATTATATGGCGATCATGTTTCTCCGGTAGTATGATAGTTACCAGTCAGACTACGCGGCCATATACGATCGCCAAGCGTAAGTCCGCTTTATAGTGACGTAGAGAGAGTTCCTATTTGCTTGTCGCTGGCCTACTGCCTAATTTTAACATATTTTTTTAATGTAATTCCATGACTATATTACGTCGGCTTGTTCCTATGGTATTCCGAACAGAAATTCAAGCTGCCATATTGTGAGAAGAATCTTTGCGTGCGTTATTGGACCGATATTATTACGGAATTTAATTAGGTGCGTGTTGTTATTTTCATGGTCTCATAACAGTGAAGCGTTCTACATTCAGTGGGAGTTATAGAATATGTGAGAAAAAATTTTGACGGGGATTCGAACCTGAAATCTTCCGAAGACATGTCGGCTGTTTTATTATTTGAGCTACCCGGTACAAAAGTGTTCTACTTTATGTCTCGTATTTAAGTTTCACTACTCAAGTCTTCCTATGTACAGATTAACTTTTGTAATAAATATTAAAACGTAGATCGGACATGTCAATTGATGATGCTTACTCTCTGTGAAGTCGCGATGAAAAGACTTTGATATATTATATTGATATTTGAGAAATTGTAAGATCAAAGTAAACTGAAGATTGTTTATTATCTCGCGACGTTTCGAGTTTTTATTGATGTGTTTATAGTAATTAAATTACCCAATAAGTTGCAGTTTGATGTTAAAAAAATTCATCATTTCAGACAACAGTATTTAACAATATTGTCTACGTATTTGATATGTTTGTTTATTTAAGTCAATTAACACTTCAGCTGGCTCGCAATTGGTCTGCTAAAATTTAACGATTTACATTACGCTTACTTAAGTTTTAATTACAAACATACTCATAAAAAACATCGTTAAGATGTTATTTATATAATTGTAATTTCAATTATATGAGGTTATCGCTTCAATTTAATTTGTCGTTGACGAATTAATTTGTTGGAAGATAAATCAAATTAGAAAATAAATATGCGTATCAAGTAAAGATACAGATGAATAATTTCAGTCACAGGCGAACATCACGCGATAAGGTCAAGCTCAACTGATAACGGGTCAGCTAATGACATCATAGAGCTTTTTCTCATGGAACTTAAGGTTTGACGTTTCTTCAATTATCATTGGTCGGAAATTCACGCCATGCTTTCCACACGGTGCATAAAAAATTCCTTGAGCTCTATAAAATCTGCATATTTATCAAATCTGCATATTTATTATTCAGCGAGCTACAATTACTGTCAAATTTTTTTTATTATCGCATGGTTCAGCCAACGCGCTGACAATTCTATTGATAGCTGAGTTTATGGTCTATGTTAATAATAAACAAGTTGTAGTAGGTTAGTTCTGAATTTCAATCGGTAAGTCAGGTGGGTGTTTGCTTATTTACGCCTTTACATTCATTTTTATTCAATGTTACTGCGTAGTAGGGGAGAGATGATAAAAATGTGACAGTCAACAAGAAAAATCACTAATAATACGATTTAAATCATTATTATTTTCTAATAATTTATTTAACTCAACTTAAGTAGGAGGAAGTTTCATTTTTCAATATTTAAATATTTACAATTCTTTGAAATGCACGAAAAAACTTTTTTTTCTATCTTTGACAGTTGGCTTAAGTCAATACTTTGATAAATATATTGAAAGCAATTTAATTTTCATTTTTAAGTAAGCAAAAGGCATGAATTGTGATATATAAAAATGCTACAATTATAACAATATGATTTATTTAAAATTTTCTCCGTAGATATTTAATCATTTAGTTATTTATTGTGTACTCAAATAAAATGTATTTTAAAAATTATACAAGTAACATAAGTTTTTTCAGTCTAACAGTACTTATTAACACGAAGAAATGAAAGTACTTTGATAGAAATAGTAATTTATTTCATAAGGCTACAAAGAGGTGATTTGTTCATACAACGTCGATATGCGGTATGAACCTTAGGTTTGTGGCGCGAATTTACGAGAAAAGAAATTGTAAATTTGAAGCCCGAGGCGAAGCAGAAAATAAACAAAATTTTTATGTTTCAAGTGCAGCACCTCCCCTTTATGGCATTCGGTGAGTGAACTCCAAGCGCAATGACAAGTCAAGGATATAAGTTTATTCACTGCTTGGCGCAGTAACCAGTTAATCAACAAAAAATATAATCCAACCTAATTTAATTCTTAAAACGGCAATATACGTTAAATTTGATACCAGCTTTCTAGCAAATAATATTATCATGACACTTTATCGCATTAATGTCATTAGACAGCGTTGTCTGCAATGAGAATGGGAACAGCCGTTTGTTACGCGTTACCTTGCCCTTGATCGTGACGATTGACCCATCACTGCGTCACAGATGTCAATCAGTCTACTAATTTCAGTAACATAAATGGATGTCGGTGATAACGAAATGGAGTTGAAGTTAAATGTACATCGCTTATTGCCTCGTAATCGTTTTTATGGCGCATCAGTTTTCGTACAAGATATCCTAGTGGTAATAAATCAAGGCTATAAAAAAGTGATACTTATCGAAGCACGCACGTCTACGTGGTTTCATTAACATTATTATATTATTATTTCATCCTTGATAAATGCTTACTATAAAAGCGAGATTTTGGATTGATTAAAGTTAGTTGATAGTTGGTTATTTTTGAAAATGTGTGATCGTTTAGTGACTCGGTACGTCAATCTGACCGATACAATCGCAGTCCCTGCAAAATGGCCTGCTCACGTGATTAAAAAATTCGTGGTGCCACTAGCCGAACAAGTGATTGATGCTGTTAATACCGGCAAACCGGTCGTTTTGCAGGTATTTGATACGCCTGCAAAATTGGTTCAACGCCAAGATGGAAATAGAATCCTATATTTCTTCGAGAAAGTATTTACAGAGTGCGTGTTTTTTTATTCGATTAATTATAGAATGTGACAGATATATTGGAAAACTAAAGGTGCTTTGACGTGTTTCAGAGAGCTGGTGGGCTCATACGTTATTGATGTCAATTATGATATGAACGACAAAAATATAGAAGCGATGAACGACGTTCCCCGGCCAGAACCTTACAATCCGTAAGATACTATGATGTAGCATACATTTGATGACGATAATAACTTTCACAGATTGATTGAATTTTACTAATTTTCAGGAACGCACTTGAACACCGAATTTTATTAGACGGTTACAAGATACAAGTTTACCGAAGCGAATTTAGAGCAACCTACTACCTGACACCAATTAGGAAAAGGTGAGTAGTAGAGAATGGATTTCCCAAATAAGTTAGTTATTCTTCAAAAGAAAACTGTACCTAGCGTTTTCTTTTTAGTATATCGACGCCAAGACTTGTTTAAACTCAGCAGTACGGTTTATCTTAGTGGAAGATATTGAGACATACAAAATTCTAAGTATATTCTTATAAATTGACTCCAAAATGAACTCACTTCATTTCATATTCAAAGTAACGTCTGTCATTGGACGTATGCTCTTCAAGTTGTCCTTGTTTTTCTTGGTAGAAATACGTCAAATGCATGCATTAATAATGTATCTGCGCGAATTTAAAAACAACTCAATGCGTCTGAATAATTTTCAGATCAAACTGACCTTGTTTAGCAATCACAACTATGTCCATCTCAAAGTATAGATCATTGGGTTTGTATCATAACGATTAGATGAAATAATATTAAAAGTACGTATAAATGATTATGCCTGAGCGCTATCGTTGCAGTTATAACACATAACAACAAACGGCTACTTGCATATGGCTGAATAAACAAAAGTTCAGCAGTCTCAAGCCTGACAATAACACGTATGGAAAAATACTTAAAACTCGAAAATTACTGCGCATAACATGTTTGTGTTAAATGCAAAGAATGCAGATAAAATTTTATAGGTGTCATGACTTTAAAAGTCGTAAAATAAATTGATAAGAAAGTTACTAAGCTTATATTAAAATTGTGATTACATGTATTGGACAAAACAACGTAACATTAACGTTGTGATTACATGTATTGGACAAAACTTATTTGGGATATGCATAAATCTTTATTACAATTGTAAATGTAAGAAGTACATATTCCAACATGTTCGTTAAAATAAGTAAGTGAGCTCACATGCACTATCATGTACCACTTTTGTCGTTAAAAGTCTCGGTTGCTTTCGAAAAGGATGTAATTCGCTTAACCACGTGGTTCGTTCTATTAATTAAAATCACAAATTTATAGATTATTCAATTCAATTGATCTATTTATAGAAAAACTATAGGTTATGACAGTTCAACGAAATATCGTTAAATAGCGTCAGGATAACTAGCGCAACACCGCGGAAGTTCTTGGAACTAACTTGGTTCATCAAGTTGATTATCATCAATGATGAAATAGTTCGACCAACACCCGTTAGATGTCATCAGTATATTTAAAAAAAAAGGCGGAAGTTTTCGGAACTATTTTGTAAGCTACTTCACTTAAGAAAGAGGTTTCGGCTGAATCCGAAAGATGGTGTTTTACTATATAGATAATAGTTCACCTCTATTTTGCGACATGGAACTATTAGGTATCATAACGTTGAGTGGTACTTTGCTCATTAGTATGTAGAGCGCGTGAAGTAAAATGAATACGTGCGGTTCATTAAAAACGTTTTTCAGTAAAATATGACTCATAACTCATGATATACTGATGAGTTAGTAAGAAAACGGCTGTTGTTTTTGCAATGGAGCTTTGATGAGATACTCGACACATTTTAAATCTTTTTCAGTGAATTAGATTTTTTAGGATGATGTCAGTTGCGGTAAACAGGTCGGTATAAGAATAGATCTAGAGAGTTTAACTGCACGTGGTTACTCTCCTAGTCTTTCGAGGATTATACATAGACTGTAGAACTATATTGAAGGGGGTGATATCTGATCAAAATTAAGCATAACGAATCACGTCCTGCGACATCACTCAATTTAAGAAACTTAAGTATTTTGACGGATTTATCTAGGCTACTAAATGGATTATTGAAATCATACACATTCATAAGACACGGTGGACTTTTGAGATTACCTAAATTTTGAACTAGAAAGTCTTAATTGTCTAATTCCTTATGAATCAGGTCTCGTACCATTATAATGTCTGTTATTACGTGCCACTTTCCGGCGGAAGAGCGTCCCCTCAAAAGATATCATTACTAACATTAATTATTATTTTCATAGCTTAGGATCAGAATTAGCGTTAAATTTGACAATTTTGAGAAAAATCTAAACGTATATAACACGCTTAATATCATTATTAAAACCAGCAGGACATTATTATTCAAATTGTAGTCGATCAATTGTACCATGACTTAAAACTGAATTATGGTTTTTCACCGCCAAGGGAATTACCTTTTGCCATTTGAGTTTGTCACATGATATGAACAAGCTCGTGTAAATACTAAAAATAATGTTAATGATAAGTTACTTAAGTGGCGTGAGTGTCTACCACGGTTAATTAATAATATTTCATTTAAGTAATGTAAATAAAAATGATTCAAGCAAAAAGTAACTTTTTTGTTTTACATCATACATGGATTTATAGAACCGTATGTAATTTTTTTTACTCGATACCAAAATAGAAATTACTTCTTGCGTCGAAACTTTACGTTGTAAAAATTAGTCGTGCTCCGCTGCATGCTATTAATTTAAAATGAGGACAAACTCAAATAACAGGATACATTTGTAAATGTTTAAATCAAAATGAGCGTTCCTGGAGTTCCTGGAATTATCTTTATGCGTATAAGGATATAGCAAAAAATAGGAAAACCACAAAATAAAACTGATCTCGATTACGTTCAACAATGTATAAAACCTATTTTATATTGCCAGAGAATTGTTTGTTATGTAGAATTAATTAGCTAGTAAATTCTAATTATCTTCGCACTTATTTTGACCTCTATTGTATCCAAAGAGTCCGTAATTAATTTAGGAATATTTGTAAAGTTAGCGTTGACACAAATCAGTATTGACTGACTTTATTTATTATTGCTCGAAATCTACTCAAATAACAAGTTTTTAATTAACAACAAGTTTATTACCACAAAAAAAATTGTTGTTTGAATGATAATAACTGAGAATAACTCTCATAACTTTTAAACGGCTCGACCGATTCAAACGGGATAGACAGCAATCGAAAGAGTTTCTTTACCCATAGATATTTTAAACTATTTAAGGTAATTCGGGCCAATCGATTTTAAGTAATCTCGAAAATAAAATTTTCAGGAAATGTTTTTTTTTTTCAAATAAATTTTAATAATCTGCTGAATCAATCGTTTTCAAAAACTAATCAGCCCTTAAGCCCAAAAAACTGCGTCGATCGCCGTCAACGCGACCAAAATCGGTCGATTCGTTTGTGAGGTATCCTGAACAAAATATTTGGAAAAAAGTGTTTTTTTCTTACATAACTCCGACATTTATCCCTGGATCGTTTTTGATTCAACGAGATGATTTTTAGAGCTTAAAAAATCACTTTAATCGCCGCCAATAACGTCAAAATCGGTTGACTGGTTCGAGAGATATTTAATTTAAAAAAATTTTAAAAAGTATTTTTTTAACACATCTTTGAAATTTCACATCCGATTGTTTGGTTGGCGATAAATAGTATTTTTGTTCTATAAAGACTGCATAGAATGCCTTTAATTTTTTTTAAATCCGTTAATTCATTTGTGAGATATCGTTATCAAAAAAAATCTAAAAAATTGTTTTTTTTTTTATACATTTTTATTGGCTTCACCTATCGATTCTAAAAACTGATCGGTTTTTAAGCTTGGAAACCCACGTTGATCCTAATTTTTTATACTGAATATATAAAAAAATTCAAAGTACAAAACAAGTAAGAAACATATTGAGTTTTTTGGGGGGGGGGGGCCCATTTTACCCCACTTTTCTCAATTTTTTAATTTCGATGTACACAAAAAAATTAATACCATAAACGCAGTAAAAGGCCAAAAAAAGTAAAACGATCTGAAAAAATATTATAAAAATTTTCTGAAGGTGGCCCATTTTGCCCCACATTTTCAATTTTTTTTTTTTTAATGAGCAGAGCAAATTGAGGTCAAATACTTGGCAAGGGACTAAAAAAAAGTAAAACCAGAGAAAAACACTAAGGATATCAACATTTTTTTCTTAAGGGGCCCATTTTGCCCCTCCTTCCCCTATAATACAATAGACAAGATTTCAAACTATAGTAAAATGTCCAGTCAACTTAGATATCAAATATCAATTGCACAATGGCTTATGACCTATCCACACTCAAAAAGTAGTTGTAGGTAGATCTACGAAATTCCACAAATGTTGGCGCCGACGTACATTGCACTGGCTATTAGAATTGTTATTCGCTTGATACTGTCACCAAAGGTGTTAGCTCAGGTGTGTTTATTCTTCGAATCAGTAAAAAAGTTTGCGTTCAACAGTGACAGAACGAAATGATTTTATTGACGATTGAAAAATTTAATCTAGGAGCTGACTGACCGCATAGTCTAGTTCGTTTTTCGATTGGTGAAGTTTATCACAACAAATAGGGAGGTCAACGTCGCAATAACAGTACAACATATATAAAAGCATTTTTATTCTTATCGTAGGTTTGTTCTGGTTTTCATATATGTTGAATGTATACATTCAATCTTAACCGTTAACTTGAAAGTTTTAGTCGGTTTTCAATTGTAATAATTAATATTTGTTTCATATATGAATGGATACATGAAAATATATGTGAAATCATATCGGCGAACATGTAAACGAATATATAAAACTTGTTTGTATACATTTCCGGCAAAAATTCATATAAATTAGATATAGAAATTTTTTGTTTTCATAAGTGTTTGTATGTATGCTTTTATATATATTTTTTCGATGGGGAAATACTCTGATTTTCATTTTTATTTTGTCCTATAAAACGTTAGTTCCAAAATTGACTAGAATACTATAAATTCAACCAACTTGAAGCATGTCCAAACAAATATAAACACCAGAGTCCTTATTCCCAAAAATATCGCTCAGCAACCGAACTGTAATACCTACGTCTGTAAACCCTTTGATGATTATAGAACGGCTCGTTGACGGGATGTACTTGCGGCCATCGTAAATGTCCTTCAAACCTCAAATTCCCCGACTCTATATATATATAACTCGGCTTGTTATCGAGGCCTTCATTCAATGAAAAGCCGTTAGTGAGGCGGTATGTTTTTTCCGTGAAATTCGGGGGATTTTGTTATTTTTAACGACTGACATGGACAACAGGTGCGATGATAATATACTGCAGTATTAAGGTTAAGTTTCCAATTGGTGTTATGAAATGAAGGTCAACTACAGCTTCGCCGAATGGAATTTGTGTCAATGGAAAGTTTTCCCGGACAAATAGACTGGCGAAAAGATTTTGTAGATTTGATTCTGCCTCATATCCAGTGAGTAAGTTTTAAATTTATAAGTATTACTTCCGTAATAATTATTTTGATTACACAGTAGATCTTGTGCATTCTGTTTTGTTCACTTATGAATAAATGCGTAGGATATTGTTCTCACCTTGAAATTATTTGGCCTTGTGCAGAGAACAACAACAACTGTGCAAAGTCTACTGAAGGTTCGCGAGTTTTTATAGATGTTTTATTTCTATCTGAATCAACTTACGTAAATTTTTATCGTTATTTTTTCTCGGTATATGATGTATTAAAAAAGACTTATACTTTTAGATGTATTGTTATTGCGAGCATGATGTAACATTGTAATCGCGTAGATAGTTCTGTAGTGGGATACGTCATGCTCTTTTGTAAGTAGTTCTTATCAAGGTCGATTGTGGCGCGTGTAACGTGTGTTGACGCCGAGAGTCGGTGAACTCTCGTTCCATTAATATTATTAGAACGAAGCAGCTTTACTAAAGAGTCACGCCAAGTTTGAATTGAAATGACTAGGAAAAAAAAAATTTTGAATACAATTCATTACTACAATTGATCATAATTGCTAACTGTTACTAATATGAGGTATAAAATATAATTTACAATTAGTTCCAATAAATTAATAACACTTTTCCACGCAAGACTACAATTCTGTTTACGGTAAACACACTCAGTAATCTAGTGCTATGTTATCAACAAAATTAAATAGCAGTTGGCAACAGACTCTTCCAAGTCTGTAGATTGTCAGACTCAATAATTTTGTTGTGACTAACTCATTCATGTTTGTTATTTTTTTATTTTTTTCCCAGATGAGAATGACAAATAGGGATCAAAGAAGATTGTTTTATGTAGTTCAGTTCGCAGAGTTACCTTTCGAGAACATTGATGACTACGTGTGTGTGCCCTATTGCTGGATAATACTTCGAAAATCCCCAAATCAGAAGATAGTTGTGACTTACCCAAACAACGAAGATCCCTCGGAAACGAGAGAACGCGTTAGAAGGAAAGAGCGACCAAATGATTCATGGAGGTTCTACATGGCCTACCTCAAATATGACTCAGGTAAATTAAGTACTATTGTTGATAATTAATTTCCTTTGTCTTGAATTGTTAATAGATAAAATAATCCTTGAATAAGTAACCATTGAAATTAATTTTTTTTTTTCAGACGATTTTGAAGATGCTGATTTATGGATAGCGAAGAATGAATATGGACCTGTTAAAGAAATATCAGAAAAAAAAGGTGAAGAATATATGAAACGTCAACTGCTATGTCTGCTACAGGTCTAATTTATTAACGATTTTTTAATGTTTCTAATTTCAGATACTAAACCAGAACATCAGCTGGATAGAAAGCTACGTAGTGCCAATCGATCTTCTTGGTCAGGAAGCAACTTAGACAAGCCTCAAGTAACAGTGAAACCCTATAACAATCCTCGAAAACCACTACCAAGAATTTCGATACGACGACCGCTATCTCAGGAATCCAATCAAAATCTGAATAACAAGTACTTGAAATTAGATGAAAATCCTGAGCCTGTCATGATTACTAATCACATAACCGCAGCGTCTGGCAGCTCTAAACGAGAACAATCAGTAATCATCACTGGCAATCATGTGATTCAGAAAGATCAGACGAAGATGAAATACGCTTCCGATGGTGAGATGAATACTGAGCAGAGTACTAAATCTGAAGTTATCAAGGAAAATCAGTCAGTTAAACTTTCAGTCCAGTCTACTTCAGCAAAAGTTCCGGTTGAGCATCAACTTTCTCCACAGCGGCCAACGGAGCAACAATTGTCACTGCAGCCTTCAATTGGTCGAGAACCTTCACCGCAGCCTCCAATCGATCGACAACCTTCACCGAAGTTTATAGCTGAGCAACATTCTTCATCGAAGTTTTTGGATGAACAACAACCTTCCTCTGTTGGCGAAGACTATCAACAGCCTGTTAGTATATCAGCTGTAGACCTGGATGAATCTAAAGGAGATCTCAATAGCTGTCAGAACGTTCTGCTTGACCGTGTCACGGATGAAAGACCATCTACTAAAACTCCTCTGAGCACTTTCAAACCGGCTCCTCAGTGTAACCCGATGAATGAGAAACCAACTCCACTGGTTTATCATGAACATTCACTTCCCGAGCCGCACTCACGAGATGTAACTGCTGAGCAATCAAAGGAACCCAATGACTGCCAAAAAACTCAACTTCACTGGACTTTGACTGCACCTAAGATAGTACCGAAGGCCTCCAGTACAACTAACCAGCTTTTTCAGCAATATGGATACCCTCAATTACCAATTTTTTCAGTTAGTAGCACTTTGAATACGAAATTCCAACCCCAAGGATTCGGTGAGAGAAATTCTAATGCAATGACTGATAACCACTCATTTCTGCGCTCTCAAGACATTAATAATAGCATGCCATTTACTTCTTATCATGAACACACTTCGGAAAAGTTGACTCAAATATTAAAACTAAAAGCAAGACAACAATCTTCACCAGTGAAAAAAGTGAAAAATCCCGTTGATAAGAGAACTTGCCTTGAAGGTATCACAAAAAATATTGCAAATCTACAATATCCACCAAACTCAGTGAGACAAATCGGCTTACCTGGTGGTTCGAACATCGCGCAATCTGCACAATTTGCTCAACATCACTTACAACAGGCACAAGTTGATGGATCAGTTATAAATGACGATAGACGTGGAATGAGAGATAACTTTATTAATCAGAGAGATCCCCGTCCCCAAGGTATGATGAATACACCAGCCGCACAGAACCTCTCAAAGTTAGCTCACCAGTATAACGCTTTTTTTGCGACATCACATGAACAACAATATTTGCCGACTCGGGAAGACTATTTGCAGCAATTCGCACGTCTTCAAGATATGCTTAGGAGGTCAAGCATGACTCCAACACTTGATCAGAAGGCTTATCATCAAAATGCTATGATGAACGGAAAATTCGTTATACAAAGTCAACCAAACCCGATCAACCAGCCCATTCAGTTCCTTCCCCAAAATTTAAATCATTACGTACCGATTAACAGTGCGTACTCACCAGAAGTAAAAAGCCATGAACTGATAAATAGATATACTGACGGAACTCACGTTATTTACCAGCCTATTGCTCCCAAGGAAGTAAATATTCAATTTCCTGCACATCACTTATCGAGCCAGTCACATCGGGATGCCGAACATCCACAAAAAAAACAAGAACAACAGAATTATCGAGATCCGCGTACAAAAAACACACACAATGGCCTTCCGCTCAAATCGATACGTAGTTCTCCCATTCCTAAGCCTCAAAAAGTCACTAAGAGATCACGATCACTCTCTACCTCGAAGACTCTAAGTCAGGCACTTTTAGATGCTCAGAGAAGCTGTTTAATCCAAGAACTGAATATACAGGAAAGAGTGAATCAAAGTTTTACAAAATTTAATAATACAAATCTAGCAGGTAATTCTGAAACCCAGACGGTAGAACTAGCTTCTTCTACGGAAAATACCGAGGTTCAAACTATGCCATCATCTAACCAAATACAGGCAACACAATTTCCTTTGGTTCAAAATGAACATAACTGCCAATGTCGTAGTATGAAAAAAACCATGATTGATCGAGCTACCGAAACGGATTCAATAATGGATGTCAGTCACTGTGTAGAAGCAATTGCTGGATCTTCTTTTCCTGAAAGCGCTTCAAAAGCAGAGGAAAGTGTATGTCAGACGGACGAATGTTTGGATAAAGAAGAAGACTCACTTTATCAAGAGGCATCTTCAGATTCTGAAAATGCAACAGACAACGAGATTGAATCAGAAAACGAAGTAGTTCCAGAAGCCAATCAGGCGACTCTGACAGCTGAACAAAACCTCACACAGAAAAATCAGCATGAACAATCCAGAGTAATTGTTGATCAGGACATGTTGGATGTAATTGGTACTCTCTTCACTCAAATGGGAGCCAACTTATCTTTCACACGTGACGTGTTCGATGGCTTACGAAATTCCCTCTTCGTATGTGCACAAACATACAAAACATTATTAGGAAAAGTCGATAAATTTAACTCGATCGAGCCCCTCCAGAATTCTGCGTCTCCACCTAACAATATGATATCACAAGTTACTCAAGAAATACCAGCAGGAGATAATGATAACACTACTGGTGTGGACAATGCAACAACATCGATTCATGAGCTAAGAGGTACGTTCTCTCTGCCACCAGAATATGATCCAAATGATACCAAGTGGACTCTAAAGTACCGAGAGAATAAGCGAGGACTCGTCGAGCTCATACCTCGAACTGGTGTTTACGTCAAAAGGAAAGAGCTGAAACGTTGCATAAGAGAATCAAACGACTGCAGAACGCTGGCACGCTTGCTATTGACAGAAGTCTTCAGCCAGAACGCATTGAGCGTGTGCACATGGACAGGTGGAAAAGCAAAAGCTTTCAATTCCGTGAACATTGACATCAGGCCAGGACTAGATGAAAACGCGAGAATGGTCTTGCTAACATTCGTTGAACAACACGGAAAGAAATGTGGTTGGAGTATGGCCAACACATCAGCAGTTATGAGTACTATTCGGACCAAGATTAATGACATAAGAGCCAAGTATGAGCAGACATGCAAAGTTTAAATATATATTAGAATAGTAATTTGTAACTATTATGTAACTGATTATAGGTCATAATTATAAGTAGAGTATAATAAATTTAATTAGTGGGTGGTTTTATCTGTTAGATTAGTTTAGGCTTCGTAGATTAATAATATATTCGTGTACCTCATTATTCTGTATTACACCGGAGCCAAAATAGTCAAATAATTTATGTAAGTCTTATAAGTATTATTGTTTAAATAATTACGGGTAGTGTACTTATGTTTTCTTATTGGTTAGATAAGTTATCAGTTAATTTAATCTGATTGGTCTATGAGTACAACAACGGAGTGAAATCAAGACTGATCACTATCTGTAGTAGTATATTATTGTTTATACTTTATTGTTTATATTTATACGTCTTTTAAAACATGTTACTTGTAGCAAATTATATAATTAAATGATAAACTCGTGTTTTTATTCAGATAACCTTTCCGTGTAAATCTTTCTAAGTCTGTCGCACTGCCTCAAGCTTAATATCGTCACCATACACGTATAAATATATTATCATTTATGAAATTTATATGTTCAACGAACCAGAACATTGACATCTCTAATAAAACTCGAGACTAGTTCCTTATTGACTCAATAAGGTTAAGTGCTGTTGACAGAGTGCTTTCAATTGATGATAGTGTTATTCGATAGCACCAATTCAATGATTAAATTACTTTTCTAGAAAAAGTAATAAACAACACAGGATATTTATGTCAGATACTTTACTTCTACAGGTTGACGCACTCGCATATAGGACCTATGAATAATTGATGTAGTTTAGGTTGTTATCGCTTTGTGTGCAAGCTAATTAGAGCACTAATTTAACTTTAGTTGATAAAAAGACCTGATTCAGCAGTCTTGATTAGAAAATATGGTCATTAGTATGTAACGAGTCACTGTATTGTTAATTAATTTCAAAAAGGGAAATCGTTGATAGAAGAATCGTTGAACCATACTCAATGACAAGGTAACTAATATTTTCCTAGATATTGTATTAACATCCGATTATAGTCCTATGGATTCACTGGTTGAATAATGTTTCACATCGTCATTGCTTAACGATCCGTTTTATGATTCAATACTACTGTATCTTTTATGGTAAAAGTGACATCATTTTGTTGATTCAAGTGTGTTGTTTCCGAATCCATAAACATCATGCGATCGACTATCAAATAAAACGTTTGAATTTATGGACCCTTAACGTCGGCTAACTCAATTTAAGCCACTTGCCAATCATGCCATATGTCATGCCAATGGCTTCGGTTATTAATAGTCACGAATACTTGTATTATGTTTCAATGAATGGCGGTTACATAGTACTAGTGACTAGCCCATTAGTATCGATCGTCTAGTCAGAGGGCGTACACGTACCCATGACGTTTCCCTCTCTTTCTGTCTCATGTTACTATATAAGTTACTATATACTATATAAGTGTGCCTCACTCTTGGATACGACGTCGCAGAGCGACAGATAGGAAGAGCCTAGTTGCATACCCCGATGAACCTCCATCGATAACTAAAATGCGAATTATGAATGGCGATGAACCTTCGAAAGAATGGAAACTCTACATGGCAATCATAAAACTTGAATCACGTGAGTATTTTTTTAAATGTCCAATCTTCAATACATTGACTCGTGAATAATTACCATACTTAACTATGACGTAGTCAGCAACTAGTTAAAAACCTGAATAAATAATGAAGTCGTATTTCTTTTAGATTCATATGAGAATGCTTGTGAGTTCATAATGGAGAAAATCCATAATGCTTCTAAGAAAAAATGTTCGGACGTGATGAGAATCGGTGAGTATCTGTATTGTTGGGAGCTATGTGAATTTACTTTGATGATTATTATCGCTAATGATAGTTGAACTATTTTTTTAATTATTTTAGATTATCGGTTTTGCCAGCTACAAAAAAACGATACAGTCCGCCACTGAAAACAATAAAGCTGCCAGACCCTCAATCGAAAAAAAAATAGAAATAAACTGAAAGTAGTAGATAAACCAAAACTGAGAAATATGATTTCAAATTCCAGGAAGTTTTCTGAATATTTCAACGTCAAATCAAGAACATTAACGTCATTAGAACTGCAAGGCTTTGTTTCTCCTGAAAAAGTTGTGATGAAGAAACCTTATGTAATAGAACACGAAGATCAAGCTTCTGGTGATGTTCGGTCAAGTTCCGACGATTTATTTTTCAGATATCCCTATCTTGAGCAAATATCGGAAAAGGATAACGGAACCCAAGTTAATAGTCCAGGGGCCAGCTCTCGAAGCACGGGTAAAACTTTTTTTGCTTCAGAGGATCCTCTTACGTTTGTAAACCAAATCTGTGATTATTCTCAGAAACCAGAAGAAAACCAACTATTGTCAATTTATCGTAAACATTTACATTACCTTGCATTGACTCGAGGAATACAAAATAAAAAGATTCTAAATCTACGAACCTTTACTCTTGATTTTCCAGAACCTCTGATGCAAGACCCATATATCGGATCAAATACCTCGTTTGTTATTTGAAACCCTACTAACATAGCTAACCAGTTCAGTCAACTAGAGATTTCAGAGTCATCGCCAGTTATTCAAGAGCATCCACAATTTTTGCCGAAACAGAAGACACCTGACCGTTCCTCAGAAGTGAAGTATGCTACTTCCGAACCTACCACCCATAGTAAAATGACAAGTGCTTCACATGCATCGATTGCCTGTACAAATTCAGCAGAGCATCAGGATTCCATTGTAGAAGACATGGTCGTTGATGATTTGACTGAGGCGAGCTGTATTGAACAAAATGTCTTCTCTGGAACTAGAGCAGAGAATGAATCCTCTGCTAATCCAAAAGCTCTGGAAGTGGCAAATCATTCAGGGCAGACCATAGAGAGTTCTATGGAGAAAGGATCGCCGATAGTTGAAGCAGTTACGTCGAGTGGAATATTGTCGACACAAGATGTTGGTAGTAATGAACAAAGTATCTCTTCAGATCTAAATTCGGACGCAATAATTACTACTAGTCCAAACTCTAATGAACAGGCAAAGCAATCAGTTATTTCTGAATTGAACCAGGCAGATGTCTGGTTGGATCAAGTATTTGATATTTTTCAAAAAATGAAAATCAACTTCTCGGAAACCTGCCAGATCGCTTATGAATTGCACGAATCATTACTTGAGTCCCAGAAAGTGATCGATTGTATGGCGAATGTATCAGAAAATTTGCGAGCATTGAAGAAGGGCAAATTCGCTGTAGTGACGTCTAAAGAGGTTACGGCGGAGGTCCAACAAATAGCTGAAGAAAATCAAGGTAAGAGGAAAGATGAAGAAAACCCTGACGTCAGTATGGAGGAAGACGAAGAGGAAGATAATGATGTGAACTCTAAAAGTAGCGAAAATTATGATGATTGTGGTGGAGATAAAGATGTGAAAGGTCAGGATAGAGATAATAAGGTTTCAAAAACGACTCGTGGCCACATTTGAACCTTTGTATTACCTCTGGAATACGATCCACATGACACCAGATGAACACTGAAGTACCATGAGAATGATCCGAAACTTAACCTGGTTGAACTTGTTCCTAGAAGCAGTGTGTTTATTAACTCTCTGAAACTAGCGCATTGCAAGCTAGCTGCTAAAGAAAGTAAAGAGTTAGCTCGAATGTTATTAGTAGAAATTTTTTCCCAGAGTGCGTTAAATGTTTGTTCATTAACGAGTGTCAGAGCGAACGCTTTCGATATAAGCGGCACAAATGTCAGACCTGGGTTAGACGAGAAGGCGAGAATAACTATATTATCGTTCGTTAAAGAACATGCTCTTGAAAAAAATTGGAGTCCGTTCGACTCGCAGAGTGTCATTAATAGCTTACGCAGCAAAATTCAGGATGTAAGAGCAAAACATGCTACAACAGCGTGAAGCTTCATTCTGGGTAGATTATTTTTTTTTTAAGTAATCGATTAGTCAGCCACGGCCTGTTTATTGTTCCTTTAGTATAAGTTTGATTTTAATGTTAAGAATTCATATAAATATATGTTATCGTTACTGTCAAAATCTTTCATTTCTTCATGGAAAAAATTTATACGTGGACTATAATAAATAGTATATTACATACCTAGGCCAGTAAAATAAGAAAAGTCTCAGATCACATGTAATTGTTGGCCGAGGCGAAGCCGAGGTTGACAAACATGTGATCTGAGGCTTTACTTTTTACTGGCCAAGGTGTGTATACTATTTTTCTGCTCGACGTAGCCGGAATGTGGCAACTTTGTTTAGCGCAGCGGCCAGAAAGTTGCCACTTTCCGGCCGGAGGGCAGAAAAAGAAATTTATATTGATTTATGATATATTAGCATAACATGACTACGATAGAAGCCCAAATTTATATAATTGAAATTTATTTATGTACGTCAAATATATTCTTGTAAGCTTTCATTACAGGAAGCTACTATTTTAGTTACATTATGTTTATATATCATGTGTAAGATAGATCTTTTGATCTACAGAACTCTGTACATCACTATGACTGCCTACGAAGACCATCCATTTGCAAAAGTATTTAGCGATCATCGCAGCCCCCTGCGCATTGTTTTTTCATCAAAAAGTAACACGAAAATTCCATGATTGATGATTCTTATTGACTTAGAACAGGAAAACTGTTTTTCTGCCCTCCGGCCGGAAAGTGGAAACTTTCTGGCCGCTGCGCTAAACAAAGTTGCCACGTTCCGGCTACGTCGAGCAGAAAAATAGTATACACACCTTGGCCAGTAAAAAGTAAAGCCTCAGACCACATGTTTGTCAACCTTGGCTTCGCCTCGGCCAGCAATTACATGTGGTCTGAGACTTTTCTTATTTTACTGGCCTAGGTATGTAATATACTATATAAATCACTCGGCAACAGTCATTATTGTCGTTATTTATAGACATCAACCAGTGTTATGGTGTCAAGCTTTTGATTGTTAGGAATTCGTTAAGATCAATTTAATGTGAGGAATAAAGCGACAAGATTATTCAAAAGCGTTAAAACGTAGTCATAAATTTTTCATTACATGATTTATAATAAAAACTTTTTTTAGAGCCAGCTTAATGGAGTTGTGGTAGATCAAAAAACAAGAAACTGGTTTACAGCTCCGTGGGAAGGGTTATTTTGAGAAAAACACCGACCATGTGGAATAATTTATTCTGATTGATGATAAAGTTTACGACAGCAACTGCGACGGTGAATAAACTTATATATATTTAAATTGTAATAATTAAATTGTAATAAATATTTCCGTTTTACTGGAACCGGTTGAATAATTAATGTCTATTGAATAAAGCTCTAACAATATTTGATGCGTTGTGAAAATTCGATTATTCAAATAAGAAATACGTTAAAGTTGAAATGGTGTAAGCGCTGAATATATTTCTAAATATCTACGTCAATAACAAATTCCTCATGCGTCTTAGCGATTGTATAAAAACTATTTATTTCTCGTATACTAGACACGGCGCTGACGTAAAATTCGTCACATTGTTTAAGAATTCTTTATAATGGGGTTGTCAATATTTTGATTTTGATTCCAATTTTGACGGTACAAGGAAACTACGGGTGACATAGTTATGTGCCAAAGCTGAATCAGGATGGTTTATAAATAGCGAATTTTCGAGTTATTGCTAGGTTACAAGTCCGGAACAACTTAACAAATTAAGAAGCTTTTTGAATGACGAACAAAAATACTGAATTAAATCTCAGGATATTTTCACTTACAGCTTTTTATATTTTCACTTAATTAGTGTCTAGTGAGACAATCTATCGAGTGGCATGTAAGTCCCTTAAATTTCAAGTTTGAAAGCTTCACTAGTAAGATATAAGAAAATCCCATACAATTTGTATAAAAATCTGTGAGGAATCGACATGGATGAATCCTGATGTCGAAATTTAGAAATTGATTGCTTTAAAGTACACGTTTGTAAAATCTAACGCCAAACAAGCGTAAAAATGTGTTTTGAGCGCAAGTCAATTTTGTGCCAAGAAATCAGCCATTCAATCAAAGCTACGCGGGCTTGATTTATCTATAGACGCTAGCCATAAGATTGCGTGCCAAGTGCAGCATAACCGGTCAAATAAACTAAATCTTTCTGTAACATAATGTGCTCATAGAAAGTAATAAAATAAACGTTAAAAACAATTTAATAGTCCGCGAACATCGCGATTTATAGCCTGCTGTAACACTAAATGTCTTGATAATAAAATCACGACACCAAGAATTCATAATGACGCTGCAAATATAAACTCATGTGCAGTGGAACGTCGCAGCCATTTCACCCCAGGACGCCCGCATAAAAGTAAGTACCCAGACTATCTTCACATTTTTTCTTTCGCGAACATTAAACATCTGTTACGTGTTTCAACCAATTGTCAGTGGTCGATTAAAGCCGAGATAGTTTTTATAAACATTTCAGTCGCTACCTCGTTGCTATGCTCAGTACAAGGCCATTAGTCTTATCTCCACCGAGCAGTCTGTTTGGAACATCAGTGTAGTGCGTTCATTAAAACATAAAAATTTGTTGCGACGAGACCTTGGGGGACATCCATTAATTACGTGAGTTATTTTTCGATCAGTTTAGACTCCTCCCCCCCTTAGGTGAGATCTAGTGAGATTTGTCTGGACCCCCCCCCCCTCCCCTTACGTGAGATTGACGCTAAAAATATTTTAAATTAAAATTATTTTTATTATTCGGGAGAATAATAAACCATTCAAGTATACTATAGTTAATTTATTTAAATTAAATAAAATTCAAAGCAAAAAAAACATAAAAACAACATTTTTTTTTAATTTTTACTCAATCCATGGAGACTCATGTACTTTTTTTATACATACATATTATAATTTATATTATAATTATAATGTTAAAGAAATTCACCATTAGCTCTGAGAAGAGCTTGTTTAAATCATCAGCGTAAATGATTTTAATAGACATAAAATTTATTTTAGCGGGCAAAATAAACACTCAAACTAATTTTTTTTTTAATGTCTGTAATATTTTATATTTTTTGAAGTTGAGGTGAGATTTTTGATTATCTCCCCCTCGGCTTAGATGAGATTTAGTGAGATTTCATTGGACCCCTCCCCCCTCATTCTGAGCTCACGTAATTAATGGATGTCCCCTTGGATATATCTACCGGCTACCGAATTTGGATTATAATTTATTGCCGAATACGTCATTTTAACAGAACAGAGGTCGTTGTTCGTGAACTAGTCGTCGCAAAACTCGCATGAGTCTCAAAAAAAGGCTCTCTTAAAATAATTCTGTCGAAAAAATTAACGACATTTTAAACAACCGCTTATAATTTCAGATCAGTAGCTTCCGTTCCACTGCGAGTACGTACATCAAGTTCGCGGTTAGATACGCTCATTTCCATCAGCGCCTAATTGATTCTGACAGTTAATGTAAATAATGATTTATCGATTTATAAGTGTCTGAGTGGATTGGTGTTATAAGTGGTGACGTTTTCAGTTTCAGAATGAACGGCATGAGGCAAAGGGCAAACACGTTGACGTCTACTCAGTGCAATATAATGTGAGTATCAAAACTATTTAGTTCCTGTTTTAGACATTTTCTGTTGAGCCTTAAATTTTAGCGTAGTTAAATGAATTTATATTCGCCAATTACTTCGATACCCTCCCTGTGAAGATGCACTGTCTTTACCCGAAAAGTCCCGGAAGTTACTATCTCTGCCATGCAGACAACCCGCTCCAGCTGCACAATAGAAAACATTAGTTTCTGTTGACATTAAAAACTGCTCTCACTAATTCTCTCCATTAAAAAGTCGTCACCGTTTGAAAATTTCAACGTCTTAACCAACTATTGTTCTCTTCTCTTTGCAGACATGATCGGTGGAAGTGCAAATCGGCTGAAGCAAAAATCGAAGAGGCAATCCACATGATAAAAAATGTCACCATTAGCAAGCCACAGACGACCGGCAATTCTGTTCTAAAGGAGCCTAGTTATTTTTATAAACCTAGATTGTAGTTTCGTTGACACGGTATTTGTGATTTTTATTTTCAATTAGTATAAATTAATTATAGATCTCATTATAAATTGTTGTTTTATTCACCTGTTTTCGAGTAAATATTTGTGCAGTTTGACATTAATTAGGAAATAAAATTAGCATTTGCAATAATTATAGTAAAGTCATCCAGTAAATTATCAATTTTATAGTTTTGACATTCTCTCATCAGTCCTAATGAATTTTCGAAGTTTTGAAAGGTCAAAAGTGCACCCCTTATAACGCTCATATAACTCTCACAAAAAAAAATAAGCCGTATTACTGACTTATTTAAATTATATGGACAATTCAGCTAATTGTCCTTTAATTTTATATTTAAATATTTTGTGCTATTTCCATCTAAGATGAAAAGAATATGGCACGTGCGCACGACTGAACAGATCGCAGAGCGCCCATGTGCACTTTAACCTAAAACTAGTTTTTATTTACATCCATATAGATACTAAATATCACTCGATTTAAATTTCTATTTAATTATGGTTGATCTTTCCTTGATTATCCAATGACTTGAAATACGAAACCGGTTAATGTAATTCTAAATCTTTCAAAAAAAAAAAAAAACCGGTCTTGATACTTTATTTTTTTTCGCGTCTACACACAAAAAATGACATTCAAACATCCGAACGCCCACGTTGAATTTTTTTCAAACAGTATTTTTTTTGAAGTAGCAACAGAAAATGATTTTTAGAAAAATATTAGATAGTATTTTCTTGATATGTTTAATCATATCATTATATAAGTGCAAAATGGTTGCGAGGGGCATTTTTAGACTACGAAATAAGTTGACCTTGACCATTGATACTGAGAGTAAAGTACTACCTTAAACACTTCATGCTACGAGGCGTGCAATATTTAAGCCACAGTGTGCTTTATCAGTGCCAACCTTACGTTGGTAGAATTACTTTGGCGAGTATTGATTATTCAAAAGCCATTCCCACATGGAAAAATATATATGCGAAAAATATATGCAAATATATATTTTCACATATATTTTTTTTGCGCTAAATATATGTTCGCATATAAGTGTCTAGAGATACACAGAAAAGAATTTAACTTGAGTCAAGGAAATAATTTTGAAAAATTTAACTTTCTCGATTTGAGTAAAAAAATTCTCAAACTTGGAAATTTTTTTTTCTGTGTATGCTTACATATATGTCTCCATATATGTATACATATATGTCAGCATCTATGTGAAAAATATATGTTGACATATTTTTTTTTGCGTAAATATATGCGGCATATATATTATATATGCGACATATATTTTTGACATATATATTTCTCCATGCGGGATTAAAAGTCAAGAGGGTGTCTAAGATGCCCGCTGCTTTCGAAGTAGGAGATTTTGAACCATTGTGCTAAGCACGTGTAATGTATAATTACACTACCTGATCATTGACTGAATATAAATTTAAGACCAAGTGATGTTACTCGAATATAAATAGTATCAATTAAAAAAGTAACACAAACATCTATGGCCAAACTAGTCAATAATACAAGAAAATTATGGTATGATGTGCCATTATTTTATCATAAAAGTTTCATTTTGTATATTGAACTGGGAGGTAGGATCAAATAAACACTACGCTTAGAAAAAAATCTGTTGTAATAGGCTTGGTCGTGAATAGAAATGAATTTTACAAGAAAGTACGTTAAACTCCCTTTAAAAGCTCTTGGGTTTTGGTGGCTGGTCCTTTGGAGGTGCAGTGGTAGTGGTAGAGCTTGACATCGACTTAGTTCGAGGCTGCTCTTGGCGCGGCGGGACTCTGAAATACAAAAAGAAGAGTTTTCAACTAGCTGCAGCTACGTCTCGCATCTCTAGTCCATTCTCTCCATACGCAACGTATGGACAAATTTCTTAGTTCTTAAAAAAGATTTTTTAATATTCAAAAAGGGATTTTTTAACGAATATTATTATAGAAGTATTCCTTTATTATTAAGGTAGAAACGAACTTGGAAGGCTAAAAATGCAACATTTTCAATAATTTTTTTTTTTAGGCCCTGTATATCAGACGTTACAATATTTTTTTTTAACTATCCAGGAGTTGCAAAATCGAGGCCTCAAAAAAATACTGTTCCATGGCAGACAGTTAATCTTGTTATATAAAAAATATTTATTTAGGGTAATTAATTAATTTTACATTTAAAATATTTAATGTGTTTAAGTATTCGATCCTAGCGTGTTAGGCTAATAGACCGGGAACTTCCGAGTTTTAATTTATTGAGAACGATAGGTTTGTTTCAATAAATTGATGTAGTTGAATAATTTTAATACATATATTGTTTGAATCCAAAATTAATATCATAAGTTAAATTACAATAATTACAATTATTACACAGTGATTGAAGTTAACTTTTCTTTCATATAACGATTTTACAATATTACCAAATTCACAAATATTAATAATTTAAAATATACCTGATAAAAAATTTGATGAACCTTGTTGATTTAATTTGTTTTAGTTGGTTTCACTTTACGATTTTACTTTACCTTTACAAATGTTTTATTTTCTGTACAATAGATTAACACGTGGTCTATTGAGACTTATTTAAACTATGTACGATGTTAACACTAGGACGTCAGGACAACGAGAGAGATTTTTTGGTGACAATTGCAAGGTGTCGAATTTTAGGGCGTTACTAATTTCCACTCATTGGGGGGAAACAAATGTCCAATTATTTGTCTATTTTCTCGGGCCCTTACCCTCTCTCTTAAATTTGTCTAAAAATGTTGTATGAGTCCCTCTACTTGGGTCTGAGTGCAACATACTTTCTCACTTACTCTGTAACGTGGTAAATTTTTATTCGACGTCCAATACTTGGGGTATCA